GAGGGCGACGCCCCCGCGATGGACGCGGAGGAGGAGTCGTCGCTTCGCTCGCTGTCCGAGCGTGCCGACAAGCTCCGCAGCCAGATCGAGCTGCTGCGTGCCATCGAGGCGAAGAACCTCGAACTGCGTGCCGTACTGGAGCGTGGTGCTCCCGCCAAGGCGATCGAGAAGGCTGCTGCCGAGGAGGCTCCCGTGGAGAAGCGAACCGTCCCCGCGATCCCCGTGTCGCACGGCCCGCTCAAGGCGTTTCGTTCGGCCGAGTCCGCGTACCGCGCTGGTATGCACCTGCGCGGCTATGTGTTCGGCGACGCCGAGGCCCGTCGGTGGTGCGTCGATCACGGCGTCGAGAGCCGCGCCCAGGCGGGCGGCGTCAACTCGCTCGGCGGCGTGCTGACCTCGCCGGAACTGTCCAGCGAGATCATCCGGCTCGTCGAGGAGTTCGGCGTCTATCCGCAGTTCGCTCGCCGGGTGCCGATGAACAGCGACACGCTGAACATCGCCCGTCGCACCGGTGGGCTCGCTGCCCGTCCGGTCGGCGAGAACGCCGAGGTGCTCGCGAGCGACGTGACGTTCGACAACGTCGAGCTCGTCGCGAAAATCTGGGGCGTGGCGAATCGCGTCCCGAACTCGCTGCTCGAAGACTCGGTCATCGATCTCGCCGACCTGATGGCGGTCGAAATCGCCCAGGCGTTCGCCGAGGCGGTGGACAACGCGGGCTTCGTCGGTGACGGCACCTCGACCTACCACGGCGTCGAGGGCATCACGAAGAAAATCGTCAAGGCTGCTCACTCGGCGTCGGTCGTCAGCACGACCGACAGCACCGAGGATCAGTACAGCGAGCTCACGATGAAGAACTTCACCGACCTCGTCGCCAAGCTCCCGATTTACGCGCGTCGATCGGCTCGGTTTTTCATCTCGCCCGCTGGCTGGGGCTCGGCGATGCTGCGGCTCGCGATGCTGCCCGGTGGTGCCTCTGGCCCCGGCGGCAACTCGTCGAGCGACGTGGCGGCCGGATTCGGCGAGCGGTTCCTCGGCTACCCCGTGACGCTGGTTCACTCGATGCACTCTTCGCTGACCGACAGCAGCGGCGAGGTGGCCTGTCTGTTCGGTGATCTCTCGCAGGCCGCCGTCTACGGCGAGCGTCGGGCGATCCAGATCCGCACGGCGTCCGAGCGGTACATCGAGTACGACCAGACCCTCACGTTCGCTACGACCCGCAACGCGATGGTCGTGCATGACGTGGGCTCGACCACGAAGGCCGGTCCCGTCGTGGCCCTCAAGTTCGGCTGATGCTTCCCGACTGACTGACTCTCAACCCTCCGAGGAGATCTAGACAGTGAACCATCTCGAAGCGACGAAGTCTGTCGTCGGTCACACCGAGAACCTGACGGCGGCGCAGACCCACACGCTCGTCATCGACCGTCTCGGCTACGAGTACGTGTCGCTCGACGTGGGGCAGGAGCCGTGGACGAACGCTGGCTACACGAGCCAGGCGGCGTTCACCGTGCTGAAGCTCAGCGAGTCGGACGACAACTCGTCCTACTCCGACGTGACGGCGTTCGTCGGTGGCGGCACCGGCGGCTTCACGATCCCCACGCCGACCGCCACGGCTGGCGACGTGGTCGTGCGGATGGACGTGGATTGCCGTGGGAAAAAGCGGTACTTGAAGCTCACCGCCACGCCGTACACGACCGGCACCGTCTACACGGTCGCCCGGCTCGGCAAGGGCGTCGATGGTCCCGTCAGCGCCTCGTCGAAGAACGTCAACGCCACGGTCAGCGGCTGATCCGGCTTGACACGACCGACACAGTGAGCGGCGGGTGGCGACGAGCCGCCCGCCGTTTCGCTTTGGAGGCTCTAGCGTGATCGTGCAGGTCGGCGATACGTCGGTCGAGGTGCGTGCCGAGGCGGTGCTGTCGGCTCCCCGTTTCGGGCCGCTCACGAACGTGTTCGCGTTCATCGAGTCGCTCATGCCGCTGCACATCCGCCCGACGCTCGGGCAGGGTGCCTACTGGTCGATGGCCCTCACCAGGATGCTTGAGATGTTCTCGGACAAGACCGAGTACATCATCACGCTCGACTACGACACGTTCGTTACGCAGTCCGATGTCGAGCGGCTCTTCGCCTTGGCGATGACGTGCCAATGCGACGCCCTCGCCCCGATCCAGGCGAAACGCGAGGACGGGCGGCCGATGCTCACGCTCCTCGACACGATGGACGACCCGCCCGCCGACGGCAAAACCGAACTCCCGCTGTCGTGGTTCGCCGAGCCTGTGCAGCAGGTCGATACGGCTCACTTCGGCTGCACGATCATCTCGACCAGGGCGCTCAGGCGAACGCTCAAGCCGTGGTTCCACTCGAAGCCCGACGCCGAAGGCGGCTGGGGCGACGGGCGAATCGACGACGATCTCTGGTTCTGGCGGCAATTCAGGGCGAGCGGTAACCGCCTCTTCATCACGCCACGCGTCGTGATCGGTCACGGCGAGTACGTCATCTCGTGGCCGAGCAAGGATTTCTCGGGCCCGGTGTTCCAGCACACGACGAACTGGCAGCGGACGAAGAAGCCGCCCGAAACTGCATGGAGGGTGGGTGAATGACGACAATCAGAGTGCGGATGAATCGTGCATACGGTGCCTACAAGGCGAACGAGCTGGTCGAGGTGGACGAGTCGTTCGCCGCGCGGCTCTTCGCGTGGGGTTATGCCAAGCGAGAGACACAGCAATCGCTGATCGAGACGGCAGCGGTGGAGCCGGTCGCGGAGCGGGCAGACGTGACGCCACGACGCAGGGGGCGACGCCATGAATGACGGCAAGCGGTATCGGTCGCTCAAGGTCGCCACGCAGCCGGTCGTCGAGCCGGTCAGTGTCGCCGACGCCAAGGCTCATCTGCGGATCGACCACAACAGCGACGATTCCTATGTCGCTGCTCTCGTGTCGGCTGCGCGTGAATATTGCGAGGTCTACATGGACGAGACGCTCGTCGATACGCAGTACGTCATGCGGCTCGATGCGTTTCCGGCGGTCATCGAACTCCCCCGCCCGCCGATGAGCCAGACCACCGGACGCACGGCGGTGTCGATCGTCTACACCGCGAGCGAGGCGGGCAACACGGCTACGCTCTCGACGACCGAGTACCGCGTCGATCGCGACTCGAAGCCCGGCACGCTGCGGACGCTCTACGCCGGATCATGGCCGAGCCACCTGCTCGACTACGGCAGCGTCACGGTCACGTGGTGGGGCGGCCGTGGCGACGACGGCAGCAAGGTCTCGCCCCGTGTGAAAGCTGCGATCCTCATGCTCGTCGGGCAGTGGTACGAGCGCCGCATGGCGGCAGATGCCGTATCGCTTTCCGAGATGCCGTTCGGAGTGAAGGCGTTGCTCGACAGCGTGAAGTGGGGGAGCTACACGTGAACGGACGCATCATCGTCGATTCGCAGTTCACCGACACGGCGTCGGCCACGGGCGTGTCCTCGACGAAGGTCGTGGCGCTTCAGACCTCGAACGAGTACACGTCGGGCAAAATCGCCGTCGTCTCTGGCACGTGCGGCACGTCAGCCGTGACGATCACGCTCGCCTCGCCTGGGTACACGGCGGCATCGGGTTCTGCCGTATCGTTCTCGTCGGTCTCTCGGATTGTGTTCTCGGCGACCGGCGCGACGCTCGTGAAGTGCGTCGGCGGTGCCACGGGCAAGCCGCTCGTGATGTCGCGTGCCGAGCAGGGTGCCGTCTCGGAGGTCGGTGCGACGGAGACCTCGCTCCAGGTGAGCGTGGACGCAACCGCTGGCACGTCGTCCTACACGTTGGTGATGTATGGCGATTGATCCCGGCCGCCTCCGTGAGCGAGTCACGATCCAGCAGGCGACCGCCACGCGGAATCGCATCGGTGAGACAGTGCAAACGTGGGGCACGTTCGCCGAGGTGTGGGCGAGCGTTGAGGGGCTGTCCGGTCGCGAGGTTCTCCAATCCGGGCAGCAGCAGACCGAGGTGACGCACCGTGTGCGGATGCGATACGTGACGGGGCTGACGCAACTGATGCGTCTTTCGTGGCGTGGCCGCATCCTCGAAATCACGTCGCTCCTCGAACACAACAACCGCACCGAGCACGAGCTCCTGTGCGTGGAGGCGATCGACTGATGGCGACCGCAGGAATCACGATCACGGCAGAGATCGCCGGGCTTGAGGAGCTCCAGAAGGATCTCGGCACGATTTTCAAGCCAGAGCAGAAGGCGAAGATTATCGAAGATGCGATGGAGAAGGCTTTGGCTCCTGCGCTGGAGCGACTCAAGGCGAACACGCCGGTCGGTCCTACTGGCAACCTGTTCCGGGCGGCGACGATCAAGGTCGTGCCATACAGGCGTGACGGTAACGCCGCCGGACTCCTCGGCTACACCCGTGCCGACAGGGAGAAGTCGCAATCGGCACAAGGCGGCAAGCGGCGTCGAGGCAAGGATCTCGCCTACCACCAGTATTGGCTGGAAGAAGGCACCGACGACAGCACCATCAATAAGCTCTCGAACACGCCGTACGTCCGAAAGTCGCACGTCAGGCGTAACCGCAGCGGCAGCGTCACGACCGTCAAGGCCCACGATGTCAGCGGGCAGAACGCCTACTACGCTTCGAGCTTCAACAAACTCGGTCCTTTCAAGTTGAAGCCGACGCAGCGTCCACGGAGAGGCGGCGGCAAGCAGGAAGTGCAGACCGACCCGGCATCGCCGCAAGCGTTTTTCAAACGATCCGCTACGCCGATCACGATCAAGGGGATGCGGGCTGGCGGAAGGTCGGGCCAGCCGCCGCTGAAGACGACGTGGGATCAGACCTCGACCACGGTCGCCGAGATCCTCTCGCGTGAGTTGCGAATCTCGCTAGAGCGTGCCCTGAGCACGCTGACGAGATCGGCTACTGGAACGCTCTGATAGCGCCGATGTTTAATCGTTTGGTAACTGCAAGGGTGGGGGTGCGACTCCATAGGTTCGGGATAGGCGAAGGCCGATCCCGAACATGGCATTCAAGTCACCCGAAAAAGCCGTCGCGGACGCGCTCGTCTCTGACCCGGACGTGGCCGCGATCCTCGGTGACCGGATTCACCCGGTGGTCGCTCCTGCCACGGAGACCCTCCCGCTCGCGACGTGGCGGCGTCAGGCGGTCACCCGTGAGACGACGCTCGGCAACACCCGTGGCGGGCTCCCGGTCGTGACGCTCGCCCTAGAGCTCTACGCAGAGACCTACCAAGAGGTCCGAGAACTGGCTGACGCCTGCCGGTCGAAACTGGATGGGTGGGGGAATGCGGTGTCATCATCAGTATCGGTGCGACACGTCGCGCTCCAGAACGAGCAAGACGGGTTCGTGCAGTTGGCGGGTGGCGACCTGCCTCCGGTGTTTTCAGTCACGCAAACGTACACGATCCTCTGGCAGGAGACTTGACGATGCCCGATCCCTCGACGCCTCATGACGGTGTTGGCACGGTGTTGAACCTCTTCGGCACCGTCTACACCGTCACGAACATCGTGATCTCGAACACGAACCCCGGCGCTGCCGCCGAGGCGACCGTGGACGTGGGGCATCTCGGCCAGACGACCGGCGAGACGCTCGCGACGCTGAGCCGTCCGCTCGTGATCCCGGCCGACGACGGCGGCACTGGCCGCTCGGTCACGTTCGACTACCTCGGCAAGACCATCATCCTCGACGCGGCGACGGGCACGATCACGATCACGACCGGCGGCACCACGCTGATCAACGGCAAGGCCGCCACCGTGTCGTCGAGTACGCTGACGCTCGCGACGAACGACGCGATCCGGGGCCAGGCGACGATCACTGTGGCTCGCTGACCGTGACGGAGGTCCGTCATGGCTACGCGAGTCTCGGGCGTCTCTGTCACGTGGGGCGGCACCGCCGTCCAGCAAGTCAGTAGCGTCACGCTCGATCTCGTCCGCGATATGCCTGCCGCTCGCACGGCACGGTGGACCCTCGACCTGGGCGAGGTCACGCTGCCTGCGTTTACTCGCACGGCGCTGCCCGAGAGCCAGTACGGCGTGCGGGCTCGCCTCACCGTGACGGCGCAGGACGACCAAGGCACCGCCACATCGAGCACGTTCACGGTGTTCGATGCGGACTGCGTCTACCTCGGTGCCGAGGTTCGTGGCGAGCTCAACGGCGTCTGGCAATTTGACCACCGGTTCAGAGTGATGGATACGGTCGGCGTGACCGCTACGTATCCATCGTGAGGTGAGTGACACATGGCGACACTGACGGCAGAGCAGATTCTCGCGAGCAACGACGCCGGGCTCATGGGACCGATCACCGTGCCCGAGTGGGGCGGTGACGTGTTCATTCGCGTGATGAGCGTCGGCGAGCGTGACTCCTATGAGCGGCTGTGGATTGGCAAGAAAGATTCCGGCATCGAGAACTTCCGCTCCGAGTACCTCGCCCGCTGCCTCTGCAATGAGAAGGGCGAGTTGCTCTTCACCCGTGCCCAGGTCGTCGCGCTCGCGAGCCGTAGCGGCGCGGTCGTCGGTCGTCTGTTCGACGCGGCACTGAAGCACAACAACATGACGGAGGCCGATGTCGAGCAGCTCGCAAAAAACTGAACGCCTCGCCATCGCGACGATTCCTCTTCGCGCTGGCGGGGCATCTGCGAATGACCGTTCGCGAGTTGTGCGAGCGGATGGATTCGCGGGAGTTGTCGGAGTGGATGGCTTACACGAGGTATTTCGTTCCGCTGTCCGACCCGTGGCTCCAGACAGGACTGCTCGCATCGATCGCGATGGCACCGTACACCGATCCGAAAAGAGGCAAGCCTCCGACCGCAGAGGACTTCATACCGAAGGCTCGGCCACCGCAGCACGAGTCGCAGGACCGCGAGGCGATCCTTCGGCTACGGCGTGATATGGGGATCATCGACTGATGGCAAACATCCTCGGACTCGCGCTGAAGATCAGTGCGGACTCGACGCAGTTGAAGCTCACGCCCGCAGAGCGTGCTCTTCAGACGCTCGGTGCC